GACTAAAGAAGCTCTTTTAGAAGGCCTTCAAGGCACAAAGAAATCTGTAATGGCAACTACGCTAGAAAATACTCGTAAGTATCTAGCTGAAAGTGCAACAGGTGGTGCTACTTCTGCCGGAAACGTCGCAACTCTAAACAGAGTTATTCTACCCGTCATCAGACGTGTAATGCCAACCGTTATCGCTAACGAGTTGGTTGGTGTACAACCAATGACTGGTCCAGTCGGTCAAATCCACACTTTACGTGTTCGCTATAGCGACACAGCAGGTTCTGGAGCTTCTGGTGCAGTTGCTGGTGAAGAGGCGTTAAGCCCATTCAAGATTGCTGAAGCATATTCTGGCAATACTTCAACTGGTAAGGCAGCTGCCACAGCCGGTCTAGAAGGTGTTGCTGGTAACAGACTAAGCATCCAGATCTTGAAACAAACAGTTGAAGCTAAGACACGTAAATTGTCAGCTCGCTGGACATTCGAATCTGCACAAGATGCACAAGCCCAACAAGGTATTGACATCGAAGCAGAAATCATGGCTGCTCTTGCACAAGAGATCACAGCTGAGATTGATCAAGAGATCATTGCATCTTTAACAACACTAGCTGGTACGCAAAACTTACAAGCCTACGATCAAGCTGCTGTTTCTGGTACTGCTACTTTCGTTGGTGATGAGCATGCTGCTTTAGCAGTTATGATCAACCGTGTTGCTAACACAATCGCCCAGCGTACACGTCGTGGCGCAGGTAACTGGGCAGTTGTAAGCCCAACAGCATTGACAATCCTACAATCTGCTACTACAAGCGCATTTGCTCGTACAACAGAAGGTACATTCGAAGCACCTACAAACACTAAGTTTGTTGGTACATTGAACAATGCTATGAAGATCTATGTTAACACATACAGCACATCCGACGACGTTCTTGTTGGATACAAAGGTTCAAGCGAGTCAGACGCAGCGGCATTCTATTGCCCTTACGTTCCTCTAATGAGCAGTGGTGTTGTACTTGACCCATCAACATTCGAACCAGTCGTATCATTCATGACACGTTATGGTTATGTTGAGTTGTCAAACACAGCTTCTTCTTTAGGTAATGCAGCTGACTACCTAGGTAAAGTTGGTCTAAGCACAACTTACGGAAACGTTAAGTTTAGCTAATCAACTTTACCTAGGTAGTCAGCTGCATTACCTAAAGAAGAAGCTGTATTTGATAACTCAACATAACCATAACGTGTCATGAATGATACGACTGGTTCGAATGTTGATGGATCTAAAACAACACCACTGCTCATCAATGGAATGTATGGGCAATAGAATGCTGCCGCATCAGACTCTGATGAACCTTTGTAACCGATCAATACGTCTGTACTGTCGTTTGCGTAGCTGTTTACATAGATCTTCATTGCTGAGTTCAATGTACCAACAAACTTAGTGTTTGTAGGAGCTTCGAATGTACCTTCTGTTGTACGAGCAAATGCGCTTGTAGTAGCAGATTGTAGAATGGTTAAAGCAAATGGACTTACTACTGCCCAGTTACCAGCACCACGACGTGTACGCTGAGCGATTAAGTTAGATACACGGTTGATTTGAACTGCCAATGCGGCATGCTCGTCACCAACGAATGTAGCTGTACCGCTAACGTTTGCTTGGTCATAAACTTCTGTTGCTGAACCAGCTAAACTTGCTAATGAAGCAAGAATTTCTTGGTCGATTTCAGCTGTGATTTCTTGTGCCAATGCAGCCATAACTTCAGCTTCGATATCAATACCTTGCTGAGCTTGAGCATCTTGTGCAGCTTCGAAAGTCCAACGAGCACTTAACTTACGTGTCTTGGCTTCAACAGTCTGTTTCAAGATCTGAATTGACATACGCTTACCTGCAGCACCTTCAAGAGTTGCTGTAGAAGCGGCTTTCGCTGGATCTGCGTTGTTACCTGAGTAACTTTCAGCAATTTTGAATGGGCTTAGAGCCTCTTCACCAGCTACAACGCCATTGCCATTGTCTGCGTAACGAACACGTAGAGTATGGATTTGGCCAACTGGTCCAGTCATTGGTTGTACACCAACTAACTCGTTAGCGATAACGGTTGGCATAACGCGACGGATTACTGGAAGAATCACGCGATTTAGTGTTGCGACGTTGCCGGCAGAAGTGGCACCAGCAGTTGGGGATTCCATCAAATACTTGCGAGTATTGTCAAGTGTAACACCCATTACTGATTTTTTAGTGCCTGATAAGCCTTCTAATAGGGCTTCTTTAGTTTCTGCCCAACGGCCATTAAGTAGTTCTGACATTTAATTTCTCCTTAAAATTTTAGTCCAGCTAGGCGACGGATATCAACGATATTGTTGTCTACCTCGCTGCTACGGTTGCTGTTGGAAACTTTGTTTCCGGTAATTTCTTTAGCCTCTACTAGTGCCTGTTTCTTCTGCGGAGCTTTACCACCAGAAATAACTGATGGAAGATACTTCTCAAAACTTTCGTTAAGTTTAGTAGTCTTTACACTCTCCATTAATTCACCCATGATATCACGTTGCTCTGTGTTTAGAGGAGCAAGTAATTCACTCATGATTTGTTTTCTTGTCTGTGCTTCTTTCAAAGACACAATTTCTGCTTGTTTACTTTCTACTAGAGCAACAGCGTCTGCGGCAGCTTGCGCGGCTTCAGCAATTGCTAACTCTTTCATGTCTATGACCTTGAGTAATTTTGCAGTTTCTGATTTCTCAGAAAGGTAACTAGTTTGATATTCAGAAGCAAAAGCTTCGAATAACTTACGACCGAAGTCGTTTCTACGAGCGGCATCAATGTCTTCTTTCAATGATGATAGTTCAGCGTTTAGGCTTTCACTAACAACACGATCAACCATTCCTGCTGCACGTTCTACAAACTGGTGTTTAACTTTCTTAAGTTGTTCGCGACCTTCACGAACTAAACGAACTTTGGTGTGAGCCAAGTCTTGTTTGTCTTTGTAAAATTCTGTAATTTCTTGAGCAAGAGCTTCTACTACGAATTGTTCTAATTTACCAAACTTGCTAGCCATTGCCTTTTGATCTTCATGTAACTCAGATACTTCAGAAGCTAGTTGACGTGTTACGAATTGCTTCATAACTGCGCTTTCTGTCTTCATCTTCTTAGCATACTTGACTTTCATTTCGGCTAATTGCTTGCGGTCGTCAGCAAATTCAACAAGTTCACTAGCTAATTGGTCTGTGATCATGCGATCAACAGCTTCAATCATAGTGTTCTTGTCATGCTCGTACTTCTGAGCAAATTCTTCGCGTAATTGAACAGCCACTTGTTCACGAGCTTCGTTGATACGACCCTCGAAAGCGGTTTCAATTGACTCTTTGATCTCTTCTGAAATCACATTGTTCTCAAATAACGATTTTAGTGCATCCAACATGTGATTCTCCTTATTATTGGAGTTTGCTTATTATATTTAATAAGCTCTCTTTGAGATATTTCTGTGCCTTAGGATCACCTTTCACCTCTTGCGCTATGCGTAAGGCATTTAATCCACCGCGACTATTCATCAGGTGTTCATAAATTGGTGTTGGGTATGCGCCAGGCGCACTGGGTTGAGCTACCATATCTACTGTGATAATCTCAAAATCCGATACTTCACCGGAGCCGTCATCTTTGACGTTTCCGGATCCGCGACTGCTAACTCCTAATTTCACTCCGCTTTCCAGCATTGTGCGAATTAGTTGTCCCATTGGGGTAGGAAGTATTTTCAACTTCCCGTAACCGTTAGGGCCGTCCATCCACATATTTGTTATCATGTGGCTGACTCGGTCCAGGTTAATTTTTAGATCATCTGGATGATCTACTTCTCCGAGAACTGAATAACCGTTTTGAATCTGATCGTTTAGGGTTTTGACAGCCTTGCCAATCTCATTCACAGGGTAGACACGCTGGTTAGCGTTACGTATACCGCCCTGGATACAAATCCCGGACATGTATAAGCTCTTCCCGTCTTTGTCATCAGACTCAACGATCATTTTTGCTTCGTTGAAACTGAGATTCTCTCGGAGATATAACATATTTTTCAATGTCATCTTCTAATTAATTGCGCCCGCCAATAAGACTTCTCTTATCAACGCCGCCTACTTCGCCCTTACCTTTTTTCTCAGCACCATGACCTGGTTCACTTTTCTTGAACGCTGTCTTGCC